GAGCATCGCCCAGGCCGAAGACTCTGGTAATGGAACTGGAGGAACCGGACGAGGAAATGATGGAAGAGTCACGCAAGAGGCGTGGTTTGCGCCGGTAGAAGACGACGTGATTAGTGATTGCCCAGGAGGAGTTTGTCCTGTTCCCTGGGCAACAAAAGAAGAACCTCCTGTGATCCAGGAGGATTTAGTTAATCATCCGTCGCATTACACCGACGGCGGAATCGAATGCATTGAAGCAATCGAAGCCCAGCTAACCGTCGAAGAATACCGTGGATACTTGAAGGGTAATATCGCCAAGTATGTGTGGCGTGAGAAGCATAAAGGCGGGACAGAATCACTGAAGAAGGCACAGTGGTATCTCGGTCGTCTTATTGAATTGGAAGGTTAGAAAGGAAGAACTTCATCTTCGTCTTCTTCGTCGTCGCCTGACATCACACAGGCGGCGGCGAGTTCTGCCAACTCCAGGTCGGTGGGGATGTCAAAGTCAATATCAACTTCCTCTTCTGCCATCAGAGTTTTGACGGCGTACCACTCCATCAGTCGCTGGTGGTAGAGGTTGAGAAGTGCGGCGTACAGCTCTTCCCACGTCATCTCTTGCGCTGCAAGTTCTGCTTTGCGCATCGAGAACTGCAATTCCAATGGAAGTTGGAATTCACGTGGTTCGACTGATCGATCCATGACACTTCCTGGTCTTTGTTCTTTTTATTCTAAGACCAAGTATTAAAGATAGAGTCCAACTCCTCCTGGCTGAAGTCATCCCAAGGATTGTCCACCACACAAAAATCGTTGGCAAACTTGGAAAGGATGTAAGGACTAATGTTGGCTTCCAGTTCTCGAATTGCCCTTACTTCGTGGGGAGCAGCTGCATAATTACGGAATGCAGCAAGCAAGATCTCAGTGGAGGCCCAGGGATTGGCGTCGACTTCGTAGAGGAATAAGTTGACTTCTTCTCGTCTCCGATCCAGAAGACCACCGATCACCTTGTGGTCTGCATCGAAGATCCAACTGGAGATCTCCTTGGTTACTGAGCAGAAATCTTCAATTTCGATGAGATCCACGATGGAGCTGTAGAGGAAAGGCTCCCAGCCAATCGAGTGAATGAACGAGATCAAAGCCTGACGCATGTGGCTATCAAGCCCAAGGTTCAGCTTGGCGAGCTGGATATCAATAATCTGGACTTCGTGAAAAAGATATTCGAGTGCTCTCTGCTTGCTGCAACGTTGTCCCTGCTTTACAGGAGTTCCATCAGGATAAAACTGAGTTCCGTAACCAATGGTGTAGGGTTCTCCACCTGAGTCTGGGTCTGGGTATGCTTTTTCGCTATAGCCTTCGTACTTACGAATTAAGTTAACGGCATGCGAAAAATCAGACATGGGGGTAACTATTATTACCCCCAATCATACACAATTATTTACCCTGACCTCGAGTCTTTTTTCTTCCGTGATTTGGTTTTGAGTGCTTTCCCTGTCCCTGCTTCGTTTTTTTCGGAGGACCTGATTGGAAAGTAGTGGAACCTTTGCGCATGGTTTAAGTGCGTAACTTCACCACTTTACCTTGTGTGACCAGTATCGTGCAGAGAATTTGTCGGGACTCGGATCTTGTGCATTATGACGAGCGTAATATGACTTCTTGCGTGCTTTATCTTTTTCAGTCTTGGGATTTTTGCCTGCACCTTCTACGCCTTGCTGCCCAAAACGAATGACTTTCTCTTTATCTCCTTCCTTGGCAAGGACCACATGACTTTTGGTGGGATGACCAGGAGTACGCACTGGTTTATTAGGAGTCAGGCTTTCTTTTAGCTCTTGACCTTTCTTATATGACTTTGCTGCTTTAGCAGCTTTCTTATGTTTCTCAGACATTAGAGCCCTTTAAACATCGAAGTAAATTCACCAAGGATCTTTTGTCCCGTTTGAGACTTGTAATCCTCGTCTTCATCATCTAAGTTTAAGCTGAAGAAACTTGTTTCTTTTTTATCTGTACCTTCTTCTGTTACAGGGGTATCGTCAAAGAAACTTTCAATCGTTCCAAGGGACGCAAACGGATCGCTTAGATCAAGGCCATAGGACTCAAGTGCATCGTCACTGCCTGCTTTGGTAAGAAGCGTTTGTTCGCTTCGTTCCAAATCGGGGAAGAAGTTTTCGTAAAACTCATCTTCTGTTCCTTGATAACCAGCAGTTTGGAACACTTTATAAAGCTCAGTGTCAGCTTTGGCTTGTTCATCTTTATAGTCTTCTGGTCTTTCGATGTAGGTAAGACCAAGAACTTCCTGTGTGGGACGTTGACGTTTTTCATTAAGGAATTTAATTTCTTCTCGAATCTTTTGCGCAGAACCAGTACGAAGTGTTTCGACAATATATTCTTTCAGTTCTTCAACAGTTCCTTTGAAGTCTGTTAAACCGTAACGCTGGAGAACTTCGTCCCAAGTTGACTTGTCACTTGGGTCAAGGCCCTTAAGCATCTCATCAGCAAACTCTTCTGGTGTGATGAACTGACCAAAGACAGAACCTTGCTTCAGTGCTTCTTCTTTGAGTGCAGGAAGAATATTGTTGTAAATTTCATCTTGAACTTTGCCAGCATTGAGAATATCTTCTGCAGCATCATAACCTCTACCTTGTCCTTTAACTTCGAAATGCATCCGAGCAAAAGCGTCCATATCATTGACATCAACGCCAAAACGATAGGCTTGTTGCGCCCAGTATCCATCTCCTGCCTTTGCTGCCTCCCAATCGGCTGAAACGGCCTTTGCTTGTGCCTCATAGTCCTCTTCTCTAGCTTTATTCCCAACGGGATTGAAATAAAAATCAGAGTCAAAGTACTGATCGCCTTTCTTCTGAATTTCATCCAAATATTGCTGGGCTCTAAGATCGGCAACAAGGTTGACAGCGTTCACCATGTCCTGAGTCTGGAACGGGTTTTGCTCTTCTTGCCTGATATCAAGATACTCAACAAATTCATCCATGGAACGAGAGGTATCAAAACGAGGAATTAAATAATCATCTACAAATTGACGCGCAAAGTCAGCTTCAATTTTGATTTTATCTTCTGCCTCTGCAGTGGTATAACCAAGCTCTAAATCTTCTTCATAACGTTTTTTTAATTCAGTATCAAACCACTGCTGCCAGTTGTATGTAGCGTTATTTCCAATGCCCGTGATTCCCTGCAAGCTTTTCTCCAGAGATTCTTCTGCTTTGCCTCCAGAGGTGAAAGAAAGAATACCACCAACACCAGTGTCGCCAAGGATGGAATTGCTTAGCTGTGCGTTTATATCCATTACTTCACTGAAGCCACTAAAACCTCTAAAAAGATCCAGCATTTCTTCTTTGGCTTTAGCCTGCTTCATCTCATTAATTGTTTCTTTTAAAACATCCTGGGCTAAAGCACCAAATTTCTTGACATCAATAGTGGCCTTCTCACCAACTGCTTCGTTTAACGCGTCTTCTAATTGAGTAATACCGTAACCAGCATTGATGTTGTAATCAAGGCTGACTTGTTTATCTTCCGGCCTATCAGATAAACGGAATAATGTGGTAAATTCATCTGCTTTATTTACATCAAGAAAATATTCTCTTCCTAGTTTTTTCCAGTAGGGATCATCCCGTTTAGCCAGATCCCACTGCTCTGCAACCTGAGGGATGTTTAAAATCCTTTCTGCTTGTGTCTGTGTATCAACGCCTAACTGCAGATTGCGTACATCTTGCAAGTCTTTATCGGTTGGTTTCTTTTCAAGATATTTTGTTGCGCCACTTGTCTTCTCTGGTGCGTTACCACGCAAGCCTGCTGCCTTGCCTTCAGTTGTGTAGTGTTGCAGGTAATAAGAATCTTCGGTGTACCGGTTGATAATATCAAGGTCGCCCAGCGCTACCGCCTCTGCCCACTTTGCTGAAACGTTTGGATTTTGTACTTTGTAATATCTTGGGTCAAAATTACCATATAAAGGTTTTGCGCCAAGGTTTACATCCCATGCAACTTTTTCAGGGTTTGCATGTTTACTGGTGTAAAAAAAATCAAACTCATCCCTAAGATCTTGACTAATGTCTCCTAATAGTTTTCTTTGCTGTAGATAATCACCGCCTCGAGTAGTGCTTGCGATAGCTAAAACTTTATCGTAGTCTGCATTTTTTTTCCGGGCAATTCTGTTGTCAGCTTCTCGTGCATCGTTGAGTCTTTTTGTTGTATCAACGTTGCTTTGCGCGTTTCTGACTGCATTCCAAAGTGATTTTTCAGGATTCCAAGGTTCTGGGTTTGGGATGCCAGCTGCATTTAATGCGTTAATAACATCCCAATAACCAACACCAACTCTATTTCCACTGCCGTCTGCAACGCGAACACGCGCTCCATTCCATTCGGCGTATTCCTTGTATCCTTCTAAATTTTGTATTGGTTCGTAATTGACCTTCCATCCTGCTGAAGGTGAGTAATACAGGCCCATATCAAGCTACGCACCCAAAAGTGCTTGGACAGACGGTGGAAAAATCAATAAACTCCTGGGACATCCAGGATTGAATCTTATCCATCCTAACTTGTGTGAAAAATTCTTGCTGCTTATACCACTCTTCCATTTTGGAGCTTGCTTTGTTTGAGTTGCACCTTCTACAGGCTGGAATTAAGTTGTTTCGGTTGCTGGAACCAGAGCGGAATCTTGGGACTATGTGATCGAGGGAGGTGGCCTTATCTCCGCAGTAACCACATTTGCAATCCCAGGCGTCGTATATTGATTGGCGATAACGTTTCTTTGCTAACTTTGGAGTTAATTCAATGAGCAGGGCGAGGGGATCCTGTTCACAGTTGAACATACTCTTTAGTTGCCGTTAATTTATTCTAATTTCCCCACATACTTCTCACGGGAAAGAATAGAGATAAAAGTTTCCTTAAGCCCATTGACAAGGTATTCGTACCCACTACGGTACGTCAGTAAGCGTTTTTCCACGCCATGACCACCACCAACGGATGGGTCTCCGTCCAGAAAGCGGAAGATCTCCTTGGTATCGACCGCAAAACCCTGTTCAAGTACCGGGATGACGGCACCCTAAAGCTGGGTCCTCACTTCGCTGCTTTCCCTGAGACTCGTTCGCGTGACAGCTATCGCTGGCATGTTGGCGCAGTCAGGAAGCAACTGCATAAGCAGGGGAAGATGCCTTCTGCTGCTTGAAGTGCTTGTAATGTGCTTTACGGAGTCCGTGGGCTAAAAGCAGATCAGTGATGTTCATCTGAACATCCTGGTACG